CGTCGTTTGCATTACGTGACTAACGTATATATCGTATCGGATCCAGGCAACCCTGCTAACGAAGGCAGAGTAATGTTATACCAGTTCGGTAAAAAGATCTATGACAAAATCATGGATGTAATGCAACCACAATTTCAAGATGAAGAACCTGTTAACCCATTTGATTTTTGGGAAGGTGCTGACTTTAAATTGAAGATTCGTCAAGTCGAAGGTTACCGCAACTATGACAAATCAGAATTTGCGGCAAGTGCTTCATTGCTTGATGGTAATGACGAAGAGTTAGAAGCAGTTTATAATAAGTTAACTAAGTTAGCAGAATTTACTGATCCTAAGAACTTTAAGTCATATGAAGAGTTGAAGAAGAAGTTAGATATGGTATTAGGTGTTAAAGGCGGTATTCCACTTACAACTGCCGAATCTATTAATCTAGATGAAAGTGCTACAGCTTCACCTGCATTCAAAGATGCATCTGAACCAAGCACTGGCACATTTACTCCGGCTGTTGCTGAAACTGCAGAAGATGACGATACTATGTCATACTTTTCTAAATTAGCTAACAGTTAATAGCAAGTAACGAATAATATAAAGGGAGCATATGCTCCCTTTTTTATTATCTCACTAATGAACCATAATTCATGTTCATTAACTTTTCAGTAAATGACATGTTATTAGGCATAACGTATGTAGTACTATTGCTAGTATTATTTTGAGAACTTGTTACGTTTGACACTGCGTTGTTAACCGAGCCGCTGCCGCTATTTTTACCGCTCAATGTATTCTCTTCACTAACATTATTCAATTCAAAGCCTTTAGTAGGTATTGCTTGAGGAAGTAACGTAGGTTCTAATTGAGGAACTAATGTAGGCGCTTTATCAGTGACTTTAGCATCACTTTCTTTTAATACCTCTTCAGCTTTACGTGCAGTTTCTTTCTCGCGAAGTTCTACTGCAAGCTTACTCCCATTATTAGTATCCAGCTTTTCCATCTTCATACCAGATAAATCCGGCATATCGAATCCAAGAAACGAAGCAAGTCTACCCCCATACTTCTGTACTAGATCAACAATGCCATTTACTATATCACCTATTAAGTTAATAACGCTATTCAATCCATCTTGTAAGTAAGCTACGCTTAGTTTGAGCATGTCACCTATACCGTTGAATCCTAACGCTTTACCTACTTGGTCTAATGCTACTCCAAGTAATGCTATTGCTGCTCCTATGGCCAGTATAGGTAACATTACTGGCGCAAAAGCTGGAAGTAGCGTCGATGTCATAAACAATTTAACTGCAGCGAAACCTTTCACTAAAGCGCCTATGCCGGTTGTAATTCCACCTAGTACTCCTAATATGGGTCCACCGAATAGTAATGCAGCACCTAATACCATTCCAGCGACAGTTCCAATATTATCTTTAAGTAGGTTAACACCATTCTTAACATCGCCATTAAATATTGCTATAATTCCCTTAAACACTTTAATGACTGACTTTATCACACCAGTTACTACTTCTGCAAATTTGACCGGATCGAATAGTGCAAATGCTAATGCGCCAAGACCGACTAACATGCCTCCGCCAGACAATGATTTAGTAATCCCATCAAACTTAGTGCCTAATGCAGATATGCCATTAGATATAGCTAGTAAAGTCGAATTGGCTTCAGCATTCAGTTTAGCGGCTTCCTCTAGCTTTTCTTCACTTTCTGCGCCGACATTTAAAGCTTCTAATTGATCTTCAGCTATACTGATAGCTTCTTTATTTCCATCTAATATAGCTTGTTGAAGTAGACTAGATGATTTCTCATAATGAGATCTTAATATTTCAGTGTTCTCGTTTGCAGTAACGCCCAAGGTGCCTTCTAATCTAGATAGAGTGCCTTCGAACTCCTTCATGCCAGTTTCTAAAGTCTTTTGATCCGTACTCTCTTTTAACGTAGCAGATAATTGCTGCAGCGCAGTGATTGTACCATCTTCAGCTTTAGTAGGCTTATCATCTTTGAGCGTTTCTAAACCTTCAGCTTCAATGCTTACTGATTCTTTTAGTCTGTCCAATTGTGCACTAGCTGATACTTCGGCATCTGCATCGCCGGAAGCGACTACATTTTCTAACTGAGAAGTCGTTTCGGCATGTGAAGCCTTTAGCTTGTTTGCCAAATCTTCAATGCCTTTGTCTTTTTTAGCCATTGTTATTTACCTTTTGTGTAGGCCTCTTTACCATAGAACGCTGCAACAATAGCTGCAACTGCTACAAAGTAAGTAGGCGCCATATCCCCTAAAATCTTACCAGCACCGGCAAGCCCGGCACCTTCGGCAATTACCACCGCAAACGGATATAATAGCATACCGCCAAGAGCAAACCATGCCATGTTACGTTGAGCATCTTCTTTCTTGTCATCATTCTCTATTTGAATCATTCGTTCATGCTTTGCTAATTCCTCATCAGTGATGACGCCGTCACCATCAAGATCAGCATTATTTAACATTGAATTCTTTTGTAACTTCTTCATTATTTGTCCTTTGCCTTACCGAAGTTTAATGCTAATAAATCGACGTATTTGTATATCTTTGCAATAAACGCATCGTCTTTAGGTGTTTCTGTACTTGCAGCAATAGCACTAGCACACGCTATTACTACACCGGCAATCTCTATATAATATAATATAGTTTCTATCATAATAGTTATCTCTTCTGGTTTTGTATTTTATCGTTTTCTTTCTTAATATAATCTTGAAGGAGAGCAACATATATTTCTCTTTCCCATGGGAGCATATTATCTAATTCTGTTAACGAGTACCCGTGATGTTGTACCATAGCAAAGTTAGTCTTATAATGATTCATGAGGCTATCATGGGATAGCCCTACATAAAAAAACTCTGAATGCCTTTAAGATTTAACTTATTAAGGGTACCACAAGATTCGCAATTAAATGCTATGTCATGTGTTAATACCGGCATATCTCTTAAAAAGTTAGTCAACAGCATGAACTGCTTACTACTTAAGTTATCAATAAAGTCTTGTATTTCTGCACGACCTTCATTCTCAGTAGTATATACATCAGATTCTGTAAAGATTTGTTCGGTGCAATCAGTGATCAATGATACTACTCCATCAATAGTAGCCAAGGTAGCTTCATCATACTTTTCTAAATCATACACAGACGGATATCTAAGCTGAATGCCTACCGTAGGAGTTAACATCACTGTACATTCTTCTTTCACTGCATTTTTAATGGTAACATCATCCAAGTTAATATCTGTTATATGCACCTCTTCACATTTAGTACATTTCAATTTTAGCTCTACGTTCTCGCCTACTGATTTAGCTCTTAACTTTAAGAACAAAGTTTCTATATCAAACATTGCTAACTTTTTAACATCTACGTTATATACGCATGCGCCTATGACATCAGTCAATGCTTTGACGATTTGCTTCTGGTCTTTAGATTCCATAGCAATCATTAAAATCTTTTCTTCTTTTACTACATAAGGCCTATAGTCTATCGGCATTCCGGTAGATGGTAGAATTGTAGTGTATTTCGAACTTTCTAATTTAGGTAAAGCCATAATGTATCCTTTGAATTAAATTACTGTGCTAACGGTGTTGATACTTGCAGCACTCGATTTGATTGTATCTATTAGATCTTCTTTGACGTACTTGTCAAATGCAAACGTAACTGATACTTTTTGCACTGAATTTTCTGCGCTATTATCTAATACGATAGCATCGATTGATGTCGGAAATGCGTTAATCAATTTAACTGCATATACCGGAATATTTACTTTATTGAGTTGCTGTATGATTACGTCTGCGGTGTATTCATTCTTGTATTTAGCTACATAAGTGTCAGTGTTAATAATTAGCTCGAGCCAGTCATCAAACATATGCTTTATAGAATAATCATTAGTTAGTAAGAATGTCATACGTAATTCACCATCTGAGAATGTATATGCATACTTGGTCTGTTGGCCTACATCTCCATGTTCAAAAGTGAATAAGCTTCTGCCAGGCAATGCTGCAGTATCACATAGTATTGATACTTCTCTTGGATCATGAACTGCATTAAAAACGCTTGCGCCGGACGTTATGACATTCGTCAAAGCTCTTATTGGATTTTTCAATATGTTACTTTTAGGCGGAGTGAATAGCACATTGAATCTATTTGGTTGAGCTACTCCACCTTTCTTTGACAACATGCTCTGTAAATCATTTAAACTGTTTAACATTATCTTCCTATGCTCCTTTTACTTGCGCCCCATACGTGCGTTTTGTTCTTCTTACGAAATTGTTCAGTAGGTAAAAATAGTGCTATTTCCCATTCGGGTGCCCCGACCATTACAATTTTAGAGTCTATATGCGACGTTAAATACATCTTAAATGCTGGCGCAAATTGCTTTAATTTTGATATAGACTTTAGTTTAGCATAGTCTAATTTCAATTTAGTCTTTTCATTTAATTCTTGAGTCGGGCTTATTCCTGAGGATTTCATAAGTTCATCCATTAGCTTAGCTCTTACTAGAGGTGAAAGGTAATGCATGTTAAGCCCATAGAATCCGCCTTTTACAGGTTCAACCATTATTACT